CAGGGTAATCAAAGTAGTTAATATTGTTGACAGTATATGAGGTATAAGATGGATTTATATTCAATATTTGTCCGTAGAACTCTCCATTCTTACTTATGATTTTTGCAGGGTCGTATGGTGTTGGTCCGTATCCCTTTAGGTCTTTCAATTGAGATTGAGTGTATCCTGTTACCAAGAAAGGAACGGTTGTGAAATTTGAAGATATTTGTGCTTGAACCGTGTTATTACTATCACCCGTAAAGATAAAGTTATAATTCAACGGAATACCTGACCAGTTTCCGCCCTGTGGTGTGAATGTTATATTACCAAGAGGGTTCGTAATTGTGACACCTGTTTGTGGCACAAATAATGGCTTTTCAATCGCGGTAGTTCCCCAAGGATTTTTTTGGATTAAAGTAATGGTATAGTTCTGAGGTTGCGCAGGATATGTATGTGTCAATTCATTGATCGAAGTATTCAATGATTGTATTGCTGAACCATCTCCCCAATCAACAAGATAATCTGAAAATTGTAAAAAACTTTTTAAAGATTCTTGTGACGTATTATATAATGTTATTTTATACTTGTCAGTTGTATCCGCAGAGTATAGGAAATTCGTCACAACGTCTTTCTGAACCATCAATCCATCGAATGGTGTGTAGTAACCCAAATCATTATATGTTTGAGTAAACAATATTGTCAGAGATAAACCTGTTAACAAACTTGATCCTCCCGTACCACCACTTAAAACCTGTGGCATTCCAGAATAAACCCCAAACGTTTCGTTGTCGTAGGTTACCTGAACAATGTCTGTTTTAAGAACCTCAGGTGATATTCTATATTTGTAGATAATAGGTTCCATTAAGGGTTAATATATTCATACCATTTTATGGGATTTGTTTCCGTACCCACTCTTGTTGTTGAACCTCCAGGTGCTTCTGAATACATTTTGTATTCATAATTAGAATAATCTAACTCACACTTGTAGTAGAATTTGTCCGCCTGATTAAAGTTAAACTTGTTAGGTAATTGACCTTGACATTCGTTCATCATACGAACAAATTGTCCCGTTTTTGCATTAAAAAACTTGGCAGTAAAATAGAAAGTACTGATATCCAAATAAGAAGTGTCTTTCAACCAGTACAAAAAGAACCCTTCTTTATCACCAACATAATCCAAAACATACGTGGGGTATTTCACCAATACCTGTGTTGGATTATCAACACTACCTATGAAACCTGGTTCTAACAAACCCTGTTGTGTTGGTATGATTACGGTAAAATAAAGTCTTTGAGTTTCTGTTTGTTTGTTGTCATAAAAATCCAACTTAAAGAAACTATTTTTAAATGAATTCGAGAAGTAATAAATTTCATCATCGGTAAACCCGGCAGATTGATAATCACTCAACCACAAACTACAATTGGTTGTTGCGGTTACTTGGTTATCTTGTGAATCAAAAAAGAAAAACTCGTAGGTAATATTCGTTTTGGTATTTTCAATATTCCAAAAACTATGCGCAAACCTAGTAACTTCGAAGTCATCAATCGGATTGATTACCTGTGAAATGATATCCGCCTCGTAAGCACTAACCGCCTCACCACGACCAGCATTTTCCCAAGACAAATCAATCGGAATTGTGATCTGTTGAGTATTAGGATTAAGGGTAAAACGATACTTATTCACAGTCGTCAAAGATTGGTGGTATTATGAGTTGAGCATAAATACTCGTGTCTTTAATTACAGGTGTCTGAAGGAATAATACCTGAGCAAACGGATAGTGTGATCCATTAATAAAAGGAAGGTCCACACCAAAACCATCTGCATCTGTAAATCCATATGTGTAAATGTCTCTCCAATACCAAGCTTGGTAATATTGTGAGAAGTACGCCCAATCAGGAATATTGTCCACTTCTTGAGGTTCGGCAGACTCTATGTATGTTGAGTATTGTCTAATAGGTATTGAGTAATGTGTTTGATAAGCATATCCCGATGGAAACTCTGGTGTATCATTGTTTTGAAATACATCAGGATTGTATGAAAACTTGTGTGACATTTTCGACAAAACATATTCCTGTTGTTCAGTTTCGTTATACTCACAAAAATCTCCTTTAATTACGTGTCCAACCGGTAGGTCCTTATTGTAGTAGAATGTTCTTCCATTAATTGTATAACTACTCACAGGAATATTATCTTTATTGTCGTAAGATGCGTGGTTCCACCAATTAGAAACCATATCCTGTTCAAAGTTAAAAGACCATCCGATATCTATCGCACTTGTGAATGTAGAATTGTATGGTTTATTAAACCATCCCATATAACCCTTTTCTACCACAGACACGAACAATTCTTTGATTGGTTTTTTATTTGAATCTAAAAGACCACTGATGTTAATATCCTCATCAAATGAGAATGAAAAACTTTGGCTGTCATTTTTTTGAGATATTCTCTCAATATTATTAGGTGTGAGTGCCGAATATTCCAACTTTCTTTGGTTTGCAAAAATAGAATTTTCAAATCCCATTTTTGTTACGTCAGATTGTGAAGGTGTAGTTAAAATCTTATGTAGTCTAACATAATATTTTGACATAGTTTCACCGCTGTTTTGAATATCAACAATTCTTTTAAATGTTCCACCAATATTATTGGTTAATGCAGTGTAACCAATATCATATAAAGCAAATACCGTTTCTTGAGACCCAACATTTTCATCACCAAGATCATATACTTGGAAAAGGTTTGTTCCATTTGAACTTACAGACAATTGAACATATTGTCCAACCTGTAAGTTGTGTGGTGTAGCACAATAAAAATAGATATAAGGTTTACCATCAAATTGACTATTTTGTATTACAAAAGGAATACCATCACCAGCCATAAAGTTACCAACACTTACACCCAAATCTGAGTCTCTATAACTCATTACTTGAGTTGTTGAACTACTGAAGGCGTACGATACATAAACATTGTAGTTGTACGTACCAGCACTCTTAGGGACATAGGTTGTATGTCCACTTATACCTTGAGTTCTAAAGAATGTGAATTCATCCGCCTGTGGGTATCCTTTCCATACACCCGTATTAACTGAATTAACTTCGTCAATATAGTATAAAGAATTTCTGAATGGTGTGTAATCTGTTTTACCTGTAATAGTATTATTAAATAAGTTTGTGATTTTACCAGCCACTCTAAATCTTGAACTTAATTGTCTCTCCGCATCGAAAACCTGTTCAAGATTTATTAAAGAACTTCTATCACCTTCAATAAACTCTCTAAAGTCATTTTCCAAAGGAACTTGTATAAACAAATCCTTATCGGTGTTACTCTTGTATCTTAGAGAACCAGGTATGTATAATATGCCAGAATCAGTGTTACTCATTACGCTCCTATTACATAAGTAGTTATAAATCTATTCATTGCTGTCTTTCCTTTTCTCAATCCAAAATAGAAGAAGAATGGTGCCCCCGTAATCATTGATGATGGTAATGGCCCGCTCAATGTTGTTTTTGGTGTGATAGTAGGATTGATCCCTCCTGTTGATTGTGAATTGTAAATGAACCCAGGAATTTGAGTTGTAGGTGTAGTTACTTCAGATGGGAATGTTGGTTGTAATGATGTCGTATTCCCACCCAATAATCTGTCTACACTTTGATATTTTATAAGAGTTATTTCTGTACTTGTCTTCGCATTCCAATCGTTTAATTGTGTTCCGAAAATTGTACCACCTGTCGGATCTATTTTCCAAGCCTGATAAGGAACAATTTGATCTTCAAATCCATAGTAATTTGTCAAATAACTAATTGTTGAATCTTGGAATGTGATTCTTCCTGGTGTTACCAAATCTCTTGTTATTGTATTTGCCGAAAAGAATAATCCCAAGGTTGGTCCAACAGAATTATTTGTGAATGAAAGATTTGAGTCTCCGTAGTTGTCACCTGTATATGGTTTCACTCCCAATTCAGAGTTGATACTCAACAACTGAACAATGTCAGCATCTAATCTTTGTTTAGAACGACTAAATAAACTGTTAATAGATGAATCACCAGTACTTGTCCATAACTCAAATAAACTAGAGTTTGATAATCTACTAACTGCAAAAAGTTGTAATAAATCTGCGGTTTCTTGGTAAGAAGTAGAAGGTATTTGACTTGCAACATAACCCTCGAAATCACCACTCAAACAAACCTCTTGTATTACCTGATCTTTTGGGCCTAAATCCATAAGGGTTGTTGGGTTACCAAGTAATCTAAGATTTTGAGCCTCATATTGAGTTATTCCATCATTTTTTGTTGGAGATGGTTTACCCGTGAATTGTGATGTAACTCCATTATAAGGGGTCGCCCTATAAACGAACTGATTGTTCGTTTCACTGAACGCAACACAATCTCTACAGTATTTGTATGTTGGAAGACTATTATATGTCGTCGCACTTAACGGTTGATTATATATGTCATCTTTGAAGAAACTATACATATATAAACCTCCATTGATCCAGTTGTTTGTGAAATTTAAAGAAACTACACCGCGACAAAGAGCAAACATAATTCTAAATCTTTGTCTCCATTCTTGGAATATGTTGAAATCCGCACCAATAAAGAAGTTTCTTTGTAATAGGTAATAACATCCCTTATACATTTTTGTTACGTTCGCAGTTGGCTCACCAACATAATAACAATCATCGGTCGTTGGTTTTACGTCAAAGGTAGTACCGTCACCTGAGTAACACCTTAACGGAACCATCGTATCACAATTAAACGTTGCCAAAACACTTTGTGCCACTTGTCCTCCATCTTCAGCAAAGTCATCAGACAAATCTCCATTCACATCAGAACCTGTTCTATAATTTGGAACCAATAAAGATGATTCACCACCATCACTTAACTGATACATTGCAAACGCACCATTCTGATGTAAAACAAATCTTCTATCTCTGACATCTGAACTCGGCAGTCTTTCTGCTCTCATCACAATCCTCACTGAATTCGACATTGTCAGAGTATCTGTTGGATATTGTGTAAAGTACGTTGGTGAGAAATATCTGTAGTTTGCTCTCGCAGGATTATCCCCTGAAGAGGTATCATTACACATAATTACAGTTCCACCTTCTACGATTTCCAAATTCTGATATCCACTTTCATAATCATCTACCGGTGATCCGTAATTTATCATCGTATCCCAAGATGTAGTTGACTTGTCTAATGACAAGGATTGGTTTGTTGTACCAAAGTCTCCAGAGTAATTTGTATTATTTGAGGTTCCTAACTTAACGTTTGAAGAGTCTAAACAAGAATAATCTAAGTGGTTTTTGGTCACAAAACTCTGATAGTTTGAACCCGGTGTAAAGGTCCAACTACCATAGAATAGATACCCATTAGAACTCGCACCATTATTAGCAATCAAGTTGTGTCTTGGTAATCTCCAATCTGTTCCAGATGCATATGGTTGAATAGGTACATTCATTTTATAGTATCCTCTTACCTTTGGTCCTCCCGACGTTACTCCATATAATTTTGAAAGGTCATATTCAATATCTTGTCTGTCGGTATACATATCCACACCTCTAACTAAAAAGACAACTACGTGATTCAAGTAATCAGAATTTAATCTTAAGTTTCCACCATTCTGTTCAAACATTCCTGTATCACCTGCACCTGTTGTATTGTCATCAGGATATTCCCAAGGATCATTTACCGCAGTACCAAACCTTTGGACTCTTTGATATCCGAAGATATATCTCTGCATAAATGTAAGATCAGACCCTGAAGTGTATCCGGCGTTTGTTGCTGGTTTTGGCATTGACCCACCTACCGATTGTGTAACAGCAGTATATGATGAAACCGTTTGTGCAGTAATAACCTGATAGTATTCAACATCTGCAGGGAACCTATACTGACCAATATATTGACCTGTCCCATCCTGAACCAAACCTTCCGTTGTTCCCGTAATTTGGTAAGTTCTTGTTGCTGCTAAACCTACATTAGACGCATTTGCATTGACAACAGTTGCCCCGAATGTTCCCGTGTTTGTATATCCTGTTGTGAATCCACTTATGTTTGGATCCACCGAATTATCAACATTTTGAAATGTTAGAATTTGTCCCGCTTCGAATAAGTTCAGTGTAGTAGGATCACAAACAATCGCTATAACATTGTCTTTGTGAAATAATCCTGAGTTTGCAGGATTATCCTTGTTTACTCTAACTTCAATCTGATTAAATGATCCTGTTGTATGGTATTTTGATTTAAGATTGAACAAATTCATTCTTTCAGGTAGTGGTATATCTAAAGACCAAGTCTTATACTTTGTAAATGGATTACCTCCGTTATCCCTATCATCATCCATAAACGGCGCCTTGGTAAAATCTGAGTTGTTTTCACCATCATCAAAACCAGCCATAGACGACTGAAATCCGTATTGGTATTTTGCCATCCAAGTCTCTTTGATTTCATCATCACCATCAAGAGCAATTAATCTATCATAGAACTCGTATTGATTTGCGTTAAACAGAACCGTGGTGTTATCCACACCTTCCGGTAAATTCTGAGCCTGTCCTGCCGGTCTTGATTCACAGTCACAAGCATCACAGTCGGGGTATGAAAGGTTTGGTAATGGAATTGAAGAGAGTGGACATTCCTTAGGAATGTTTACGGTTTTTAATCTTGAACAATTTAATTTAACCAAACCAAAAGTAATAAACCTAACCGCTAAACATAAAATGAATATGGTTCCAATAACAACATTGATTACAATATTCAGAAGGAATCTTAATACCGGCCAAATGAAACATATAATATGTCCAATCAATATAAGAGCTAAAATGATTGGTGTGAAAATTGTTAAAAGTATATTGAATAAGAAAAATATCAAATCAAAATTTCTCACACCATCAGTAACAGGAAATGGATTATTAGTACTAGAGCATCTTCTGTCTGTTATTTCTTTAATTCCAACAAATTTTGCCCTACCAGATCCTTTTCTAAACTCATCTATTAATACCGATGGTGTGTAGACTTTGTTGTATTTCATTTTATAGAAAAAGTCCTCACAATTAATAGCCGCTTGTTTGTCAGGATAGTCGTTCCAATCTACTGAAAAAGAATACGATTTATTGTATTGTTGCCATTGAGTGTTAGCGGAGTAGTTAGGATCATAATAGGGATTACCAACAGTAGAATCTGATATTGAATCCGGATCAATTCCTGGATTTAATGATGTACCAGTCCACCCATATTCTCTAATCTGAGGTACTATAAAATTCGCTCTTTGCGCCGTTCCTAAAATAGGTAAAAATTGTTGTCCAACTGTTGGTACATTTTCTTCCTCGGCTTGATACTTGAACTTGAATCTATATTTAGCCGTTGTTGGGATTCCAATTGTAGGATCATTTGATAAGACTTGTTCACCAAATTCATTGGTAACGACGTAGTCCATATTCATAGGAACATCCACAACAAAGGTTCCATCACTATCAATCACTTTACCACCATTTGATAACTTGAATTCTTCAAGGATTGGATCACCATTTTCATCAACACGAACCGTTTGTCTAATCGCCTGTATGGTACCCTCTCCTGTTACAAGATCACAAAGACCACCACCTTCGCTTGTAGGCTTACAATTTTTTCTAATTGAGTCATTTTCACTGTTACTGAAAATAGAACCCATAAACACTGCAGTAGGTTCGATTTTTACACCTAAAGATTCTAAGTCAAAATCAAATCTTGTGATACCAATATTACACAAATCTTCCTGTCCCCAAAAACTACCAACATCAATATCCGCAGCTGCGGTAACAATTTGTGGAAGTGATGCCAAATCCGCGGAAGATCTAAACTGAGCTCCGTCAAACTGATCAATCACACCAATACCTGATCGAATTAAATCTTGTGGTCTTAGTGAGAAACAACCAATATCAGACAAATCCAAATCCATAAAAATTTGTCTTTGTCCAAGTGGTACACCAACAATCATAAAGTCACCCGACTCATTTGTTTTGGTGGTGTATTTGTAATACTTCTCGTAAACTTCAAGAACTTCTGTTCTTGTTAATACGTCTTCAATGTCAGGGAAAGTACCTGTGGCTGTGTGTCCACGATATGATGGACGATAGGGTAAGAGATTATATCTGTAACCATCTTCATTTTTCTGATCAACAGAGGTGTAAGGATAAAGTGTGGAAATAATAGGATCTTCAGCATCAACCGCATCCAACGGAATAAAAATAGAAACTCTTGCGTTTGGTATGCCAGTACCTCCGTTTGCAAAAACTCTACCAACAACAACACCATAGTCTGCACAAAATCTTGTGTAGACATCTTCCTGTCTTAATTTCAAAGAAAGAATTTCAAGAAAATCAAAATCTTGTTCTACTTGTACTTGTATCGACTTATCAACACCTGGTTGTGTTCTAATTCTGTAAGATTTCGGCATAGTTATCCTTTTGTGATAAATAGTTATTTATCAAATTTTAAGTGGTAGTTAATTAAACTGAATATAAGGTTAGGAGAAATCTACTGTTTTGAGATTTTTGATTCTAACTTTGATGTCTTTGTTAGGGAATCTAACCTGATAAATTTGATTTGGTTGCGCATAAATTGTTTCATCAATAAGTTGAATCTGTTTTGTAACATCATTTGAATATCTCTGTGATGTTTCACTTGACGAATATTGTCCTCCAACTTTATTAAAAACTTTAAGATCTGCCACAGATACAACACCAGGAATATCTTGAATAATTCTCCTTAGATTTGATATATTCACATTTTCACCCAAGTCTCTAAGTTGTGGACTCATAAATGTTTGTGTCTGATCGATTACTTGTGTGATAACCTGACCCTGATTTTGTGTTGAATCAAACACAATAGAATATTCAAATTCCAAGTCAATAACCTGAGCAGCTTCAACCTGAATGTAGTCATTTATCATACGATAGTTTGACAAATAAGTTGCGATGTTTTGAGCTAAAGTATTAGATACATTTGCAGTCAAAGACCCATTAGTATCGTAAGATAAAATCTGAATTAAAATTTTGTTGTTTTGTTCGGTAATTGACACCTTAGCAGGTGCACCAAACTTACCAGGCATTGTTTCAATCAATGACTTATAATCGTTGATTGTTACCGCTCTCTTTTGTGCTGAGAAGTTAAAGCTAACCATCTGTCTTGCTTCTTCGATTGTTGGTTGGTTTGCCCCTCCAATCGCCGCAGTCACGTTGTTCACTTGTAGTGAACCAATAACTGTTTGGTTAATGTTTTCAGAAGGTCCGTTTACAAAGAAGTTAATTGTTCCAACCTGATTGATAACATTAACCCCCACGTTAGATGCCAATCCACCACCAATTCTGTATTGAACAAACAAAGTAGTATTTGGTTTAACTGTTGTACCCAAACCGATGTTGTTTTGGTAATCCTGAATTCTCAAAGGAACTCCTGTTCTTGCAAACTGATTTAGTTGTTGTTCAGGAGTTGTTGTTCCGTTACCGAAGGTCAACTTTAAGAATCCTTCAGGTGTAAACTCCGTGATGAATCTTGTATCCGTTTTGATGTATCTTCCGACTTTGATACCAGGTCTGTCACTTGGTTTTGTTGGATCTTCAATGAAGATTGTATCCTCAGCCAATGCATCCACCTCATACCATCTATTCAATGGATTAAGGAATTCCTGATATGTTGGTGTTGTTTGGTATGTTGTTCCATCTTTTTGGATTACGGCAGTTACCGACAATACGTTTCTGTCGGGAAGGAAAAATTCGTAGAATGGTCTTACGTCAGATGGGTTGATTACCTTTTTAAATATTTTGGTAACACCATTCACAACCACTTCTCTTTTGGTGATGGTGTAGTTGATCAATCTGTTGTTAGAGTCAAAGTTTGGGATCTTTGTTTGGTTAGGGAAACCCTGATTGTTGTATTGTGATGAGAAGTCAATGTCGTAAACATTCTCAAATACCTGTCCAGCACCCAAGAACTGTGAACCAGCTCTTAGGATACCCAAATAACGAGTGTCTTCTTTATCACCAAAGGCTGGTACCGTAATCGATAAGTCAGCCAACGCAACCGATGGTCTGTTACCAGGTATCTTAAGTCCATAAGTTCTTGCAATGTTGTAGATTGAAGATCTTTGTTGTGCATATTGAAGAACAGTCTCCTGAATGCTTCTGTCAATATGATAGTGTAGGTTGTCACCGATGGCAGCATTCAAATCCAAGAATACCGAATACACAGAAGCATCATTGAAGTTATCAATAGTGTCCGGATAGTATTGCTGAGTATAGTTGATGAGGTCCTGACGTAACCCTTCAAAGTCTCTTTCAGTATAGGAAATTCTTCTGTTTGCCATTTGTTATTAAATATTTATAATTACGAAATCTCTTTGTCCGAAAGCCACGTCGTCTGCGGTGAAATCAATTCTTATTTTTGCTGTATATTCTTCAGTCCCCCTGCCAGGTACTCTGTAAACACCACCAACACCTAAGTTGGATATATTCAAGTCCCCGATAAGTTCTGCATCATCAGTATATGGTGTAATTGATATATTGTTAATAGTTAAGTTCGGAATGAACTCACCAACTGCATCTTTAATGTCCGATTTGATCGCCTCAAAAGACGGACCGTCCAAAGGTTCAAAAATGAACTCGTATAATCTTGTACCAAAAGTGGGTAAGTAATACCTACTTCCTCTTCTAGTTAATAACAAGTGAAGGAGATTACTTCTAATCTCTTCTTCCGTTGTTACAGATAAAGAAAGGTAATCACCAACAGCACTATCCCTAAAAGGGAAGTTAATACCATATGTTTGACCGTCTGCCATATCTCATAAATATATTCCTGATATTTTTTTTAGAAATAAAAAACCCCTCACATTTGAGGGGTTTAAATAATTCTCAGTATTTTGATTATGCTTCACAAGAAGTACAAACCAAATCATTCAGATTAAGTTTCTTTCTTGCGAATGCCTGAGCTGAGTTCATCGAGTGTTGGTAGTATAGGGTTTTAACTCCCAACTGCCAAGCGTCCATAAGAAGTTTGTTAACATCCTTAGTTGGCATATCAGGTGAAATCATCAAGTTCAATGAT